TGTAATAGCAGTATCAGTATTTTCCGCACCTGTTGATGCGGTATTTAAGTTGAGCATTGTGCCACCACTAGCACCACGAACTGCGTCACTTAAACGATGTCCAGCCGCAACATTTCTGCCTTTTGTCCAAATAAAATCAGGTTGAAACCCATACCCAGTAATTGTTCGTGAAGCATCATTACCTGTCCACAACACCACATTAAAGTAATTCCCCGCCTGTGTCGTACTCGTAGCACCTATGGTCGGCGTTGGGAGGTTAGCGGTACACAATGCCTTAAAGCCTGATGGTGCGGTGTGGGCGAATGGGCGCTGACCGAAGTTGACTACGATATTTACACCAAGAGAATTATTTACCGCAAATGCTGGAAAGTATGGGCCGCTAGTCAATCCAGTAAATGCAGTCCCTTGACTTGAATTGTCTTTATAAAAAGTTAGAGTCCCATTGTCTGCGTCAAACGCAACTCCGATAATATTGTTCGTTGTATATGTTGCACCATAAGCAGAACCAATACCATTGTTATATTTATTTCCATCGCCTTCGTTGTACGACCAGCCATATGCATCAGAACCAATATAATTACTTATAGATGCGGACGAATTGTATTCCACGAACCAGTAGTTGTGTTTACTTGGAGATTTCCGTCAACAGTAGATAAGTTTGAGCCTTTATCCAACGGATTCAGCGTAGCGTAATTCCCACGCACCTCGCCACCAACACCAGTATCGGTTCCGTAGGACGTAGGCGTGCCTACAAGGCGGTCATTGCCAGCACCAGAGGCGACAGAGAATCCACTAGGTGTCCAGTTGTTGCCGTTGCCGGAGTAGTCCTTGCCAAGCGTTGTAGCGGTAGTATTAGAGTTATCCGAGAAGTTTAGGTAAAAGCCGTTAGTGCCGTATGTGCCTGTGTAAGCCTTCGGTGACCAGATACCTGTTTCTGGGTCATTTAGTCCAAATGAGGATGGCGTTAGGGCTTGACCGTCAATTAAATAGTATTCTGTGTAATAAAGATTATTTGGATAAGATGTTCCGTTAAATGTGCCTATGTAATGGGCTGATGTATTATTAATGCTAGTGTTTGTGTTTTGCGTTATTGCAGTACCAGAAAAAGCACCTTGGTCAACACCGTTTACATATAATTTTGCTCTGTCGGCTGCTGTTGCCTGTGTAGTATCCATAGCAAACACAATGTGATACCAAGCAGATGGATCACGAAACACCATAGGCCAATAAAACAAAGTAGTTCCAGCCTCACGAAACAACATACGGTTGTCGTATGTCGCTCCAAAAGCCCCTGTTCCAGAAATTAACAAACTACTACCATCACCGCCAGCGTTTATTATGTTTGCATTGACCAAGCCTGTACTAATCCCACAAGGTTTGTACCATACAGAAATAGTAAATTTTTGGCGGTTTCCAGCAGAACCGGGGGTTCTATTTAAATAAGGGGTATCCGCAGAGTTAAACCGCAGGCTGCGCTCAATGTTGTAGCCAGTTACAGGACCGATGCCGACAGGTAAAACAGCCATTTAGGACAACGCTCCTGAGTTAACGATGTAGACATTCGTACCATTGGAGAAGTATGATAGCAGATAAGTACCAGAAGCAGACATGGCAGAGAGTGCTCCGCTAACAACTTTTGTAGTAGCTGCTGCAGAGATTGTGTAATTACTGTTGTTGATTAACAAAACAAACCCAGACTGACCGCTAGTAATGTTTGTAAAGGTTAGAGTAATGTTACCAGTTGGTGTGCAAGAGAAGTTGTTAGTTACATTCATGTCGAATGAACCATCGTTGTCAGTAGTTACAGTACCTCTCTGTGCGCCTGACCAAGTTTGATCAGCATCTAATGCACCCCAGTTAGTTAGTCCAATAAGATCGTCACCAGACTGTAACTCTTGTACAGTTGTTCCGTTTAACACCAAAGGATAGCGATTTGCCATTTTTTATCCTTACACTATAGATACTTGAATAGTTGATCCTGCACGGTTTGTAACAGGTAAATAACCGTTAGCTAGCGATACATCAGTAGTAGTTCCAGCACGAACTAAAATTTGTAATTTAGTTGGTATTGCTGCCCACTCAGTATCGTAGTCTGTATTTGTTTTTTTCTTTAATACTTGTCCTGTAGTACCACCAGCAACTACACCAGGGCCTGTCGGACCAGTTGGTCCAGTGGCTCCTGTGGGTCCAGTAGGTCCAGGTGGTCCAGTAGGTCCTGTGTCACCAGTAGGACCAGTTAATCCAGTAGGCCCAGTCGGGCCAGTTGGTCCAGGCGGGCCAGCAGGGCCTGTATCACCAGTTAATCCAGTTGGGCCAGTAGGTCCCGTAGGTCCAGTGGGGCCAGTTGGGCCAGGATCACCTTGAAGACCTTGTGGGCCAGTTGGTCCAGTAGGACCTGTTAAGCCTGTTGGGCCAGTTGGACCAGTATCGCCCTGTAATCCTTGTGGGCCAGTAGGACCAGTTGGGCCAGTTGGACCTGTAGGACCTGTATCACCTTGTAAGCCTTGTGGACCAGTTGGGCCAGTAGGGCCTGTTAAACCAGTGGGACCAGTCGGTCCAGGAGGGCCTGATGGGCCTGTAGAGCCTGTTGGACCAGTTGGCCCAGGTGGTCCTGAAGGACCTGTGTTGCCTTGAGGACCTGTGGGACCAGTCGGTCCAGTTGGGCCAGCAACACCTGTGGGACCTGTCGGGCCAGTAGGACCAGTTGGTCCAGTAGTACCATCAGGTATCCCAAGAGCAAGAGTTACTGTATTAGAATTATACGAAACAGTAGGAGTAGAGCCAGCAGCTAACTGGGTTACAGTAACATCTAACTCGGTAGTAAAATCAATAGTTGACTGTGCCGATGCCGCAGCAGCAGCCGCACTAGCAGAAGCAGCATTGGCAGCATTAACTGCTACGGACGAAGCATTAGCCGCATCTGCTGTAGCGTCACCAGGACCGCCAGGACCACGATAGATAGCCAAAATTTATCTCCGTTTAGTTTTGCTCAGTAGACTTCTTAAATCTACTTAGGAAAACTCCCCAAGCCTTGTGAGCCTGGGGAGGAGCTACGGTGCTATTAGAGCACTAAGCTATTAGTCAACGATCAGAGCTACTGCAGCGTCAGGACGAATCGTCTTAACACCGTACAGCGTATCAGCAGTCATCAGGTCAGCAAGGTACTCTTGCTTGTACTGGGTCTGCGAACGAACGCCCATCTGCTCAACCAGCGTGAAAGCATCACGATGGAAGAGACCAGCCAGACGCTTGCCAGACTCAGGAGTCGGAGCATTGCTGGAGATGTACACTTCGATACCGTACAGGTTACCAACACGACCATTACGGATGGTGTTACCAGCACCAGTCTCACCAGTAAAGGCTTGCTCGGTGTAACGTGCAGTACCCATTAGTTCGTTACGCAGAACAGGCGGGATGACAAATGCACGACCATCCATCGGCACATCAGCATCGTCCAGATACTGAATAGCTTGACGGAAGCCTAGGTCACCAAATTTACCTTCCGTAGCAGACACAGAACCGTCATAAGCGATCAGTGCGCCAGTAGAATCGGTAAACGTGAAGGTACGGCTGTTGGTGTAGTCCGTGCCATCGCCATCACCAATCGACTTAAACAGTGACCAGATGTCGGTATCAACCTGCACACCGAGTGAGTAGCCAGCATCATCCGTATAGAAACGGCGAAGCGAAGGCAGTGCCTGAACGGTCACGATGTCTTCGATCAAACGGCTGTACTCATAATGCTTGTCGATGCTGACGATAACTTCATCTTCAGTAGCAGCAATCAGGTTAACCTGAGAGCTAGCAACTTTAGCAGAAGCAGTACCACGAGTGGGCTTAGGAATGTGAACGGTGTCACCTTTCTTACCCTTAAAGTTCATCTTGTTCACGAGGTTAGCGAGAACCAGTGACTTCTTATAAGCAGCAACAATCTCGTCACTCCAAATCTCAGGAATAAACTTTGCTGCGGTTGTCGTTGTTACGTTATTAGTACCCAAAGGCATTTTAAATCTCCTAAATTAAGTTAAGTTTTACTTAACCCGTCCCTCTGCGTATGCTGCTAGAATTTCGTCTTGCAAAGCATAGTATCGGTCTGGGTCTTCCAATTGTAGTCGGATTAGATCCGCTCTTCGATACACCTTAGAAGAAGTAGGCGCTGCTGAATTAGAACCAACATCTACAGTAGCTGCTTTAACCGCTGCCTTTTGTGCTGCCTTAACTTCTGGAGCAGGAACAACAGGCTGTGCTGGTTTAGGTTTAACATAGTCCCAAGTGTTTAACAGTTCTGCTGCTGAATCATAATCTAAGTTTGCATCTGCTGCTGCGTACAACCTCAGACGAACTGGAGAGGCTTTAACCCACTCCGCAAACTCAGGATCAGATACAGTCTGCTGAAACCCAGGAAACTCTTGTTGCAACCTAGCTAATGTCTGCGCCCGTTTAATCTCTAAAGCCTGTTCTTTAGCTTCTTTGACTGCAGGGTGCTGTTCTACAGCTTTACTTACATACTTCTTTGGATCTTCAAAGAAATCGATCTCGTCTTCTTTTGTGGCTTCAGTTTCTACCTGTTTAGGTTCGAGTTGTCGCTTAATCAGTTCGTCAGCCAGTTTCCGTACTTCACCAACTTCTTGGGCCTGTCTACCAATTAGCTTTTCAGCCTCTTGGTGCATCCTGATAATTTCATCAAGACTCTTGCCTTTGTATTTGGTGGGAACATTCTCTTCAACTGGAGCTTGTTCCTGTACGACTTCTTCTTGAGGTTGCTCAACAACTTCTTCTTGCTGAGTCTCTTGAGTAATATCAACTGCGCCTTCTACTACCTCTTCTTGCGATTCGACAATTTCTGCCACATTATCCTCCTGTCCACAACGGATTCTAGGAAATTAAAAATACCTACCGGATCAACTTTCGTTTTTCTTTTGATAGGCTCTTGCTGCTTCTTCGTGCTTTCTAGCCCATTTCTGAGCGGCTGAAGGAAACGCCCCTGTGAGGCCCTCCAAGCTGATTCTGGGTGACGAGATAATACGAGAAGCCTCATTGTGACAATGTGGGCACTCTATAGAGCGAACCTCATCATCAACCAATTTCTCACTTACATGGTCTTTCACACATCTAAACTCAAATATCCGCTTCATCGTGTCAACTCCTCGTAAGCATCCTCAGATGCCTCCTTGAGTTTAAAGATGAAGTTAAGGATGTCTAACTGTCCTTTAGCGTAGTACAGATCTTCTACGCTATTGCACCTATCTAGGTCCTTGGATACTTCCTCAACCTTACGCAGGTCCTCAACTAAGTCCTGCCAGCCTTTGGAAGTCATCATGTCAAACCTAGCCTCATAATAGGCTTGTAATTCTTTGTCCACAGTTTCTCCTTTTATCTAGGACTGTGTTGCTTTCACACAACAATATAGTTATTATACCACACTTTTAAGTATTTGTCAAGTATTTTACTGGACTTTTCGTTTCATCTGTGCTTCTACAATGTTTTCCTTAGTCTGGATTTCCCGCTCCTTCAGTATCAGGTCAGCCACCTTGACTCGGCGCTCAAACTCCCCTTGGGTGCTTCCATCCAGGTTATTGGAAGCTGCCTGGAGTACGTCTACCCGCAGCTTCTCAGGCATAAGTTGGGTCTCAACAGCAGTCTTCTGGGCCTTGGCTAGGCTCTCTTGGGCGTTAGCTTGGCTTTCCTGGGCCTTACCCTGAAGTTCAGCGATCTGGGCCTGCAGAAGAGCTATCTGAGCCTGCTGCTGCATCTGTGCCATCTGTTGTTGTTCTGGGTTAGGCTGTAACATCTGGTCAAGAGCCGATGCCAACTCCTCTTTATTGGACAGACTGGAGCCTTTTATAATACCCTTTAGTACTAAAGGCAGTACAGGACTGTCTGGGCCTAGGGTCTGTAGCAGCCCAATGAACTGCTGCTGCTCGTACTCCCTAGCTACCATACCCAGGGTAGAGGCAGGGACAAAAGTAAAGTCCTTGCTGGGATAACGTTCTGGGTCAAACTGCATATACCGCACTGCAACCTTCCGAATCAATGGGATTAGGAAGTCATCTTGGAAGTTAATTAGTGCCTGCTTGTTCTTCTTGATGATGCTGCTCATCGCAAGGCTCATAGAAGCCCCGCCAGCCTCACCTTGAGCTACAGAGCGAGTCATTGCTTGACTGTCTAGCGTACCAGTAGCCTGTAACATCATAACCTCAAAGCGTTCTGCGGTCTGGATGTTGCCAGCGTCAGTAGAACCAAACTTAAACGGGAATAGAATCTCGTTAGGATTGCCGTTAGTAAGCAGTGTCTTTCCAGGCTGAACCTTGTAGGACACACCACGAGGCAGTCTAGTAGCATCTGCCGCCATCATAGGGGCCGTAGTCAGTGCTAAAGAGTCCAGATGACTACGGAGTTGGGCATCAATAGCTTTCTGCATATTGTAGCCCTTCTGCACGGTTCCCATACCAACCAAGCGACCAGCAACCTTCTCAGGTGTGTAGGTCACAACAGGCCGATCCTTCATCATATAAGGGTTAGCTTCTGCTTTAAGAAGGTATTGTCCGTTACCAATAACAATAACAGCTTCTACAAGATCAGAATATTTGTCAGCATCACTGTCTTCTGGGAATAGATCAGCTACTTCTCCACCTTCGTTTTCTAAATTCTCAAGGTATTCACGAGGAACTAAGCCGTAGTAACGTAAGATACGTACTTTATCGTTTTCATAGAGCGTATCCAACTGGTTTGGCTCAAGAGCATTATCACTATACTCAGGACCAATATTAACTTTACGATAGATTCCACTCTCAATCCCCTGCACTACCTTAAACAGGCTGGTATATTCTTCAATAGCAACACCTAAAGCATCATCTACATTGTCGCTATTTGGGTCCCATAGGAAGTTACGTGGATGTACCGACTTAACAGGAACAACTACTCTATCTACTTCATTAACTCCAATGGCTGCACCTTGACCATTAGGCAGCGGCTGCATTGAAGGAATCAACTCAACCTGTGTTTTGACTTGGATTTCAGCTATACCAAGACCAAAAACCTCTGCATTACGGTTGATTTCAGCCCAAGTCTTGTCTGCTTTGGTCTTTTTTAGGTCTTCGTGCAGTTGCTTCTTGACAAGTTCGACATCAGTCTCGGTTCCAGTTTCGTCCACTGCATTGTCTTTTAGCTCGAAGAACTCTCCTCGACCAGTGGTAGCCTCCATAATCTCGGAGGTTTTGTTCTCTACCGCCTGTCGGATAGCAGGCGACACAATCTTAGAGCGCTCGGACTCACGAGTCTTGTCCTCATCAGACCAAATACCGTAGTAAAGACGCTCGTATTCGTCCCACTGATCTTCGTAGTTGGTGTCTCTATGCTCTCTCCACAAATCACACTGAGTTGTTACGAACTGAACTAACTCACGATCTGATTCTGTTACTGGATCTTCTTTGAACTCAGCCATTAGATTGTCCTTTCAATTGGCTCTCTGTACCGCAAATCATTGATATCCATTACTTCACCACGCATATCGATTGGGTTTCCCTTGTTGTCAGTTAACTGTGGAACAGTAACATTATATTTCTGTGACATGGGGTCTTGTGCTAGACTTTGCAGAAATGTAGTGCCTTTAGTTTTGTCTGTACTCTTCATTCCAACTGCCTTGGCTACTGCATGATATTTAGGTTCTGCGTAACGAAACGCTACGTTGCGTGCTTCTGCCTCACCAGCTAGGCGCATATATTTGTTAAATGCCTCTTCGACTTCTTTGTCAGAAGGCTGTGCGATATCTCGAAGGAACTGCTGGCGAGAACCGCCCTGAGAAAAGTTCTCAAACTTTTGCACAGCGTGTTGTGTCTCGTGCAGCAGGTCAGAAACAGCCCCTATAGGATCTCCATCGATCATACTGGCGCTATTCAGGTTTAAATCGACCTCTCCAGTCTTTAAGTTAAACCCACCAACTTCTGTTTCTTTACCTCTGTAGAAGTTAATTGGCGTATCTGCTAACTCAGGGTAGAACTGGAAAAACAAATCATGCTTAATCAGGTCAGAAGCAAGTACTGGTTGGTTTGGTTTTAGGTCTTCAAACGGAATCTTTAACTCAGCCTTGGAATCATCAATCTCGTACTTGATTCTGCCTTCTTCATCAAACCAGAATCCAGTCCTAGCCAGGATGTCTTCGTTAGACTGGCCTCGCTTAAACATATCGTTGGCAAGATTAAGAGACTTCATTGCTCTTTCTTGCTTTTCTGGGTCAAGAGTAGAAGTAAAGGTAGCCAGTCCTCTTGAGCCACCTACAATCTCCGGCATCATCAACTCAGGAGGCTTGTCCTCAAACTGAAACAGACCTCGTTTCATTCCAGACGAAGCAGCCTCCAACAGGTTGGCTGGTACTAATCCATCAAATAATCTAGCGATTGCCATATTAGTATCCTGAGATAGGGTCTAGTGCTTCGTATTCTTCTTCTTCAATAAGGTTAGTAAACTCTGTAACGCCAATTTGATCAATGTAAGCCAGTGCATCAATTAAGTCATCGTGGACCTGTGGATTAGGAAAGTTAAGTAACTGATCCACAAATTGCTTATTCCACTCTCCTCTAACTAACTTAATCCTTCCATGCTCGAAGCGTCCCTGCAAAGCCCAAACAATCCGGTCTGTCTTCTTCTTGTTCCCATGAGTGAGGTCTATCACTGACAGGAAATAGTTCTTCCTTCTCATCAAGTCTTGTAGGTACGGGAGTACGGCATTCTTGGCCATGCCCCGCTCTATACCTATTAAACGAACATCGTAACTTTTTGCTGTTTCTAAGATTCGGTTTGCTGTTTCTTTGATGTCCCATCTACCAGCCACAATAGTGTCTACATACCACCCGTCTTCACAAACCTTGACTACAGCAATAGCTGTTTCATCCAGGTTCTTCCTCTTGTTAGCGGCCTGCTTACTTACGTCTTCAAAGCCAGCCAAATCAACAGCGATGTAAAACTGACCGTCCCCAGGAGTATCATCGCTATCAACATATTTAATCCATTCGTCTTTGAAGAGGTCTGACTGGGCGGCTTCGAAACTAGCAAGGTATTCCTGTCTAAAACTGAAGGAAGACATTGACTTCTTTGCTGCCTCAATCTCTTTGGGATCAAGCAGCGGATTATCGAAGCTAGTGAAGTGAAAAGACACCCAATCTTCATCTTCTTCTCTTTGAGCCATCTGATACAACTCATAGAAGTGATTCCTTCCCTTTGGTGTACCAATGAACAGAGCGCCTCCCTTAACATCACTAAGGGCTGGTCTTAGGATCTGCTCGAACACCTGTGGCTTCATGTCTGCATACTCGTCAATCACGACATACGCTAGACCCACACCACGCATTGTATCTGGACGGTCAGATCCTTTAAGGTAGATCTTCCTGTCGTTTACTAAAGTTATGACAGCCGTATTCTCGTGTACGCTTTTGATAACTTCGTGACCAAGTTCTTTAAGAACCGACCACATAATGTCTTTAGCTTGCTGAAAGGTTGGAGCCACATAGAAGACATCCTTTTCTGTACTCTTTAATGCTTCAATGATGAGGGTCCAAGCAGCAAGACGAGACTTTCCAAATCTTCGTCCTGCAGCAACCACTTTAAAACGGTGACTATCATTAAATAC